TCGTCAGGGTGGCGGCGTCCGCCCGCCAGAGGGGTACCACCGTCTGCTCGTACAGGTGCTCCTGGGCCTGCTCCATGTTGTTGTAGATGGTGTGCTCGAGCCCGGCGGAGAGACCGACGAGCATGGCGGGCACGCCGAGCACGGCGCAGATGCGGGTCTCGGGGATCTGGTGCGCCGCCTTGAGGTCGAGCTGCTGGGGGTTGAACCCGACCGCCTGCAGGGTGGCCCCGTTGCCCAGCACGGCCAGGTGGCCCCGGTTGGCGCCGCTGTACGCCTCCCGCAGCCGGTCGCGGATCGCCTCCGCCTGCTCCTCCGTCAGCACCGGCCCCGGGGGCACCGTCACCGCCAGCGAGGGCACCGCGAAGTTCCGCAGCAGGTCGTCGGTGAAGCGGGTGGCCTCCTCATCGCTGCTGATCTCCCGGAGCAGGCGCCGCAGGTTGGAGAGCCCCTTGCGGTGGTCGGCGTCGTCCACCCCCAGGCGGAAGTGCACGACGTCGGACACGGGGACCTCCTCGTGCTTGCCCTTGCCGTTGTCGTAGACGTAGTGCGAGATGAAGACGCCGGCGGCGGCGTCCTCGTCGGATGTCTCCGGGCTCATCTGCGACGGGGAGATGGGCCAGAGCTGCACCACCTCGCCCGCCCGGTTCCGGATCTTGCGCAGGTAGGCGTTGCCGTCCACCTGCTTGCAGTACTGCACCCAGAAGCTCAGCTCCGGCCCGGAGAGGGAGGGGTGCGGGTCGGCGAGCAGGGCCATGAGCCGGTGCTCTTCCAGGAACAGCTCGGTGCCGTCCGCCTGCAGGCGGTAGACCTTGGGCGGCGCCTCCTGGAAGGCGTAGCAGATGGTCTTGAGGCAGGCGTAGACGGCGCTGTTCCACGCCGCGGTGTACCCGCCGAAGACCTGGGTCAGCAGCGGGTTCCAGTAGTCCCCGGCGGCGTCGGGGTACGACCCGGGGGAGAACACCAGCGAGCGCAGCTCGGGGGGCGCCGTTGGCGGCGGGGCGGCGGCCTTCGTCTCCAGGCCCCAGAAGGCGTTCCAGGCGGTCTGCAGGGTGGCCATGCTCTCTCCTCGGGGCGCTAGAACACCCAGCCGGTGGGGGCGCTGGCTCCCAGCCAGGCCAGGGCGAGGGCGATCACGCAGTCGTCGTGACTGCCCTCGGGGGCACTGTATCGCACGAGTCCCGAGGGGAGGCGCTCGGCGGCGTAGGCGAGCAGCTCGCCCAGCAGGGTCTCGTCGTTGAGCAGGCGCAGCTCGGCCCGCTCGAAGGCCAGGGCCAGGGCGTCGATCACGGCCGCCTTGCTCGCGTTGGTGGTCTGGAACGGGTAGACCGGCAGGCTCATGCGCTGCAGCGTCTCCACGATGGGCTCGCCCATGGCGTTCTGCTCGGCGTAGACGCTGTCCGGCCGGAACCGCTGGCACAGCGCCTGGAGCCGCCCCGCCTGCAGGGCGTACTCCACCTGGTTGCTGCGGTCGAGGCAGACCAGCTCCTTGGTGGTGGTGTCCACCACCGCCATAACGGTGTAGTCGAAACTTCTTCCCCAATCACATCCGATCGTGTATCGGTGCCCATCGAGAGCGGCGGCCTGGGGGGTGGCGGTGGCCGCTTCGATGACGTTCCTAAAGACCTGCCCCTGCCCCTCCAAAAAGATCGCCTCGAACTCCTGGGCGAACGTGCGCTCAGGCAGGCTGCGCCGGCTGTCCTCCACCTCGTCGGCGGGGACGTGGGGGTTGGAGATGGTGGGCATCTGCCAGGCCCGCCAGTCCTCCCGCAGGGGGTCGTTCGCCCGGTCGAAGAGGCGCTTGAAGTAGTTGAGCCCCTTGGGCGTCGAGAGGAACCAGGCCCCCCCCCGGTAGTCGACCAGGGTGGGGCGCAGCACCGCCGTCCACGCCTCCTCGAGCTGCTTGACCATGGCCGCCTCGTCCACCACCACCATGGAGTACTTCCGCCCGCGGGCCACGTCCGGCTGGTCGAGCGACCACATCTCGATCACCCCGCCGCCCACCAGCTCCAGGCGGTGCTGCTGGCTGTCGGTGCGCTCCACCACCGGGGCCACGATGCGCCGGCAATCCCGCCACACCTCCGTCAGCATGCGGTAGCTGGGCGAACACCAGGCCACGGGGTTGCCCCGCAGGGCGTTGACCACCAGCCGGTCGATCCCGAGCGTGGTCTTCCCCCAGCGGCGGCCGCAGCAGAGCACGTTGAACCGGGCCCGGTTGGCCAGCACGGCGGCCTGGGCGGGGTGGGGCTTAGACAGGACTACGGTTCTCGTCGGCATCGGGCAGGGTCTCGGCGTACTCCACCCGGATCGTCAGGGGCTCGCTGTCCGGGCCCGAGAGTTCCATCTGCTGCAGCGCCTTGCCGAAGCCCCGGTCGGCCAACCAGGAGACGGCCTCCAGCTTGTGGCGCATGGGCTCCTTGCGGCTCCGCAGCACCCGCAACATAAAGGCGACCAGCTCGGCGCCGTCCTTCGTCTCGCGGCGCACCAGCTCGGCGAGGCCCTTTGGGCGTCCCCCGGGGTTGGCCCGGTTCCCGGGCGCAAAGGGGCGCCCCCGGACGACCGCCAGAGGCGCCGCGGTTTCCCCGCGGTTTTGCGCGGCCTCATCCATACGTCCACCACCGCGCAACTGGCCCCGCCCTCAGGTCCGGATAACCTCGTTGCAATGCCACACGCTGACCCCGATATCCGCCGCGTCTACCACCGCGAATACAAGGCCGCGCATCGCCCACAAACGCACGCCTCGAACAACGCATCATATGCGCGCAACCGAGACGCCATTCTGGCCCGACGGGCGGCGCGGCGCGCACAAGAGACCCCCGAGCAGCGGGCCGCTCGGCTCGCGAAGGCCCGCGTCTACACGGCCGCCTACGCCGCCCCGAGACGGGAACAGATCAACGCCAAGACGCGCGAGACGCGCCGTGCGGATGTCGAGCGCGCCCGGTTGGCTGAGGCCAAGTGGCGCGCCAACAGCCGCGACCTGCCCTCCCGCAGGGCACTGGTGCGCAAGCACCGGCACCTGCGCCGTGCGCGATTGCGGAACGCCGCCATTGGCCCCATCGACTACGCGGCGCTGGTGGTCCGCGACGGCGGACGGTGCCACCTCTGTGGCCTGCCCGTCGCCGAGCCCGAACAATCCTTCGACCACCTCATCCCGCTCTCCCGGGGCGGGCCGCACGTCGCGTGGAACCTGCGCCTCACCCACCTCGCTTGCAACATCCGCCGCGGGGTGTCCGGTCCGGCCCAACTCCTGCTCCCACTCTGAGGCGCTCACGCGTCGGCTCGCAGGAACCCCAGGAGGCGCGCCAGACACGGCATACCCGGCCGAGGGCCGTGCTGCAGCAGTTCGGGCACGTCACCGCGATCCGACGGCCAGACTAAATAGGTTTCCTGTCCGGCGTCGACCAACGTCTCCAGCCAAGCGGACTGCCCCTGCCGAAGGCGGCCCCCAACGACCCGGGTGCGGGTCGGCCACTTCCCCTCCCGCTTCAACTCCATAAACACCAACCGCCGCTGCTCGGGCTGTGCGGCGCAGAGGTCGGGCCACCCCGCGTCGGAGCCGATGCTGAACTTCGGGTGGAACACCCGCCAGCCGAGGAGGCGGGCGGTCTTGACCACGAACGTCTGCAGCTCCGCCTCGCTGACCTGCGAGAGGAGCCACGTCGCGGCGTCGGCGGGCGCCAGGGCGGTCATGTCCGCGTCCTCTTGGGGAGCGTACCGCGTCCCGACCACGCGCGGCCCATCGGGCGGGTCTGGTGGCGGGCGCCCACGCACCGCAGCAGCTTCTCCGTCAGGTTGGTGTAGTGGAAGTCGCACAGGTGGTTGGGGAAGCCGAGGCAGTCAACGTAGAGGCGTGGGCCCAGGGGCGCGGGGTGGCTCTTGTCGCTCCACCCCAGCTCGCAGCACTGGGCGGGGCGCGCGGTCACCGACACGCCCAGTGCCCGGCGTAGCCCCGGGAGAGGGCCCAGGCGGTGACCATGGCCGCCGACCACGGGTCGTAGGGCGACGTCCCGGCCAGCCCGGCCTGGGCGCTCATCCAGTGGTAGGTCGATGGGGCGTACTGGAAGAGCCCCATGTGCCCGCCCCGGCTGGTGACCCAGGGGGTGTAACGGCTCTCGCAGTAGGCGATGCGCCGCAGCCAGGGCTCGGATACCCCGTAGGTGACGGCCGCCTGGTGGATGGCCCCCGCCACCTCCTCCGACTGGGCCCGGGTGGGGGCGCAGGAGAGGGTGAGATAGCTGCCGAGCGCGAAGCCGGCCACCAGCCCCCCGCCCCACATCGCCCACTTCACGACGCCACCTCCTCGCCGGCCGCCCGCAGGACGCCGGCGGCCCAGCGGGCCAGCCGGGGGGTGGGCAGGCGCCGCCCGCGCTCCGCCTCGGCGATCACCGAGCGGGAGATGGACAGTCCCTGCGCCAGGTCGCGCTGCGAGAGCCCCGCCCGCTTCCGGGCCCGGAGCACCGCCGAGGGCAGCAGGTCCGGCGGCGGGGGCTCCCCGGCGGCGGTGGGGGTGCGCGCGAAGGCCATGCGGCGCTCATGGTCGGCGAGCAGCCCCTGCTTCAGCTTCTGGATGCGGTGCTTGACGTCCCGCGCCTCGCCCTCCGCGTCCGCCGCCCGGCGGTGCAGCGCCGTCAGGTCGGCCGCCAGCTCCAGGCGCTTGATGCGCAGCCCGTCCCGCACATAGCGGATGGTCACGACGTCAGGCCCCGAGCGCGGTACGCGCAGAACTTGCAGGCCGGGTTCGGCGGCGGCGGTTCGGGTTGTTCCAGCACATCCAACACCTCCCCCAGGAAGCGCAGCAGCGCCCCCTGATCCGGCTCCACCGGGCACCACTTGGGCTCCATGTGGAGCAGCAGCCAGTTCTGTTCCTGAAAGGCCAGGTCGGCCACGCCGCGCGACTCCAGGACGAACAGCCCCAGGTGCGTCACCGGCGTCCAGGGCAGCGTCCCCGGCACCGGGTGCTCGAGCGCGTAGGCGTACGACCAGAGCTGGCGTTGGTAGCGGCCGGCCAGGTCGTCGTCGTGGGCGGCCACCTTAAAGTCGATCACCCCGAAGCCGCCCGCGCTGAACCGCGCCCAAGCGTCCATCCGCCCGGAGACGGAGACCGTCGCCTTATGCCCGGGTACCTTGATGGCCCCGGACGCCACGAACTGCTGGCGGCAGGTCACCCGCCCAGCCGGGAGCAGCGACGACATCCGCGCCGGGTCGCAGCCCTCAAGGTGGGCACAGAAGGCGTCCTCGATCCGGTTGAAGATGGCCGGGAAGGGCGTAACCGGACGCCGCCCCAGTCCGTGCCTCGCCTCGTAGTAGCAGCGCCGGCACTCCTCCCACAGGTAGGCGAAATCGGAAGGCGCCAGCTTGAAGTGCTGCCGGTCGCTCACCCGGCCGACCCCGCCACCTCAAACAGAGGGAGTTGCTGCGCCGCTGGGACAACTGGCGCCTTCTGATCGAGGAGCAGCAGAAAGTCCCGCTGCACCTTGAACGCCAAACACACCTGATGCCAGTCCCCTATGGGCATATCCTGCTTCTTGCTGTTGCAGGTGTTACACACCCACCTGGTGTTTGTGTAGTAGGGCTCCGCGTGGGGGTCGTAGACATCGAGCGTGATGTCCCGGAGGCCGTTTGCCATCTCCGCGAAGGCCATGTGGCAGTACGGGCACCCGTTCTTCGCTGCGTGCTCGCAGTCGTGTGCCATTTGCTTCACATCCCATCCGTATTGCGAAGCGAACGCCGCCGGTCGGAAGCCGAACTTGGTTGCATGCCAGTTCAAGGTTCGTCTCGCCTTGGCAAGGAAGCGGTTGCGTTGCTTGATCTCGTCCCGCTGGATCTGGAGACAGCGATTGCAGACATCGAGATACTCGAGCGGCCCGAGCCTGCCCCGGTTGTCTCCATTCGCATGCGAATGGAGACGCACCTGGCGTCGTCGCCGCGTGAACTGATAGGGCACCTGCTCGGGCGGATAGACCCGCCTGCATTTGCGGCACTGGTGCCCCGAGGTTGAAGCCCCATACTCGAGCAACTCGATCTCCGATCAGGCGCGGGCTGGTGGGCCGCCGGCGCCGAGTGATGCCCCCCGATGTCGCGCTGCGCCGGCGCGGCTCCGCATCCAACGCAGGTCCGTCTTCTCGTTGGGTGATGGGAGCCAGCGGCCCTCCACCTCGTGCCATTCCCCGGTGAAGGGGTCGCGGAAGCGCACGGCGCCGAGGACGACGCCCCATGAGACGTCGAGGCCCCAGCGGGTAGCTCTCACGCTGCGCCCTCATCCCGGCGCAGGCGCTCGAGCATCCCGAGCAGCATCGTGCGCGCCGACTCCTCGGTCAGTACCAAGCGTTCCCGCCCACCCTGCAAGCGGTCCTCCGGCCAGAGTCGCACCCGAAAGACGCCGGAGCTGGTGGGGTAGAAGTCGCCGACCGCTACCCCGTCCAGAAAGAGGGTCTGGCGCCGCTCGTACAGCGTCCGCCACTCAAGGGCCTCGCTCACTGCTCCCTCCCATTGCGCACCAGCGCCAACTTCTCCGGCAGCGTCATCCGCTTGGCCTGGAGCATTGCCCGCTGCATCTCCGCCGGGTCGATCCGCTGGATGGTCGTCCCCGCCGGCAGCACCGGCGCTGGTCCGGGGTTGCGGACACCGCCCGGCGGGACGTCGACCGGGGCGGGGCGCGCTGCGCCGTTCGTCGGCGGCGCCGCGGCATCGCGCTGCGCATTCTTCAACCAGTTGATGAGGAAGCCCTCGGAGCACGGCGTCTCCCGGTTCTTCTTCAAGGGCTTCTTCAGCCAAGAGGCCACGTTGTAGGCCTCGGCGACCAGGCGCGCATCCGGATTCCTCTCC